TAAGAATGTAATCCGATGCCTTACTGGCAGGGGGTTGCCTCCCCTCTGCCATTGAAAACCTGGTACTACCATTTATATAGGTAGTGACTCGCAATCAGTCGGAGTTCCGGAAAACTCCAAGTGGTTGAGGGATTCAGGATCCCTGGAAAGTGTGCTTCTTACTGACACTTGTCCAGGGTCCAGGCGCAATGCTATCTTAGGACACATAGATAGCCAATCCTTACGGATTGTCACTTGTCGGACATCAAGTGAAAAGTTCTACAATAACAACAACAACAACAGTGGTTCCTTGGGTACAGATGTCCCCCCAAGAAACCCCCACCTCCGGACCGGTTCAAAAGACCAGGTCCGACCCCAAGTTCGAATGTCACTGCCCATCGGCCTGATTTGTGACTTCAGTCGGTTCTCGGTAATACGAGATGCGGGATATGATATCCCGGAGCTCTTCCGATTAACCGATCTTCAAGTCATGGAAGTAGCCATGGACTTCATCGAATTTGGGGTTTCCCCTTCCTTACTCAGTCGTCATATACCAAGTGAGGTCTCTGTCCCGAGGAGCGAATTGCCCTCTAGACTCTAACGTCAAAAACATCCTCCAGTGATGAAGAAACCCAACCCTGAACGTGCAGTTGTGGATCAGAACCTCCGATCCGCACGCTCCTCAATAACTAAATCCCCTCCTCCATCCGGTTCAGACCGGATTTTTAAGATGAGAAATAGTTTTTCGAGGTCCGATTTACTGGTTCAGAAGTTTAGTCCCATCACTGAAACCGAACGTGAGCGTTTAAGTGCCCTCCCTCCTATGGAGTTGAGGGCCCGTTTGGTTTTTGGGATTTGTGTTTCTGGTATCCATGTCACCCACCTTAGACTCCCACACATCTTTATGCACTCGCTAGGATTAGCTCGTGCTATCCACGTTGGACTTTCCGCCCCTGATGCTCCTCTTGAATTTCTTCAGAGAAAGGTATCAAGGGTCGGGAAATCCCGTGTGGTTAGATATTGTCGGAATCGGTTTCTGGATGACAAAGATTCGGATATTTTCTCCCTTACGGTGTTCTATTACCGCAAGCTCCGAGAAATCCTCCGGAAGCACAAATTGTCCCTCACGGATGACATTTGGATTGTGAAATCGATCAAGAATTCCTTATCTTATCGATTTTCACTAGAGACCTTACAGACTGAGTTTCCATCCGTTAACCATCTCATCTTCCCCCTCTTTCCTCCCCGGACTGACTCAAGATTATCCTTTACTTTTGTTAAAAGTCAGGGGTGTACTTGTGTCTCGGGACACGGAACGAAGGTCTGTCAAGACTGCCGTTCTTCTGTCCGTCCCGATGTCCGAGATTATCCAGATTCCACGATCTGGTGTTCTTCCTGCCGATCTTGTCCGAGCTGTCTTGATGCTCGCACTCGATTGTACTATAGTATCCTCCAGTCAAAAAGTCTTTGTCACCCTGTAACAGAGACTTTCATGGAGGACGCTTTGCAGAAACACCAGTCTAGGATCTGTGAGTTAGAGGATAGAGATCTCCCTCCGGAAATTATAAACTTACTCG